TGACCATGGCAGGTTTCTTCGCCTTCATGGCAGCAGCTGTATTAGGTGGCTTTCTTATGGGAGGGGAGGTGATGTAGTTATGGGAAAGAAAATATCAACCAAGCAGCTCCTGGAGGGGTATAAGCAGTTTTATCCGGACGTCACCACAACCACGTGCAGCGTGTCGTCTGAGAAAGATTCCTTCAGCGCCAAGACTGCCTTCGACCTGGCTCTGAAGATAGGCAAGATGACTCATAGCTACCCGCTGTGGGTGCAGGTGGCCAAGAAGAAGATAGTCATCCTCAAGTCGAGAGAGTTCCTGGAGAACCTGGACAGGATGAAGAAGGGTACCAGGGTAAGATACTTCGACCCTCGCCATCCCGAATTCTGTTGTGAGGGAGTGATAGCCAAGGACGGTATCCTCTATTCCGGTGCGGCTCCTCAGATTTTCGTAGAGAGCGAAGAGTACGACGCAGATGGTGAAACCCCTGTTTTCGCAGTCTTCTGGCGCCCGGTAGGGGAGGACGGAAAGTAACTGTCTTTTTCAGGTTGGAGAAAAGTGAGTAATTTTGCAGTATAAATACTATAATTTATTGATTATGGATACAGACAGGCAAAATAACTACACAGGCTATCTAGGCTATTTATCATCTTGCGGGGCAACCTATCGCAAGATAGGGCTTGCGGCAAAATACGTCCTCATCTTCCTTGAGGAAGCTGACGAGTTAAGCCGCAGGGGCTACCGGAGGTACAAGCAGGCTCATGCTTCAGAACTCTCCACCATGCCCGGTGCTACCGATGCCATCCTCGACTTTCTGTCGTTCATCGGTGTGGGCTACAGCCGGGCGAAGCGCAAGGTGAAATCGCTGGAGAAGAAAGAAGATATCTGTGCCCGAAACGAGAAGAAGGTGAACGAGTTCATCGAATGGCTGGACACAGAGTCGGACGCCAGCGAACGCACCCGGGAAACCTACCGTTGCAGCATCAGGAGTTTCTTTTCTTATGCCGACGAGTTCAACCAGGAAAACGTGAAGCGGTTTCTGAAGACGCTGGAAGAACAGAAGATGAAGCCCGCCACCATCAACAACCGCATGTGCGCCCTGGTGAAATACTCCAAGTTTGCGAAAAAGCCCATTTCCGTGAAAAGGGTGAAAACTCAGCGCAGGCTCTCTACAGACAATATACCTACGGAGAAGGAGTATCAGGCGCTGCTGGCTTATCTGAAGCAGAAACCCAACCGGGACCCTTACTACTGGCTGAGGATTCTGGCCACTACAGGCCTTCGCCTGCATGAGTTCATGAAGCTCTCGTGGGAGGATGTAGCCAATGGCGAGGTGGTTCTGAAGGGCAAGGGCAGCAAGTTCCGCCAGGTGTTTTTTCAGAAAAGCCTTCAGCAGGAGGTGAGGGAGTATATGAAGGAGACGGGCAGGACGGGTCATCTCTGCATAGGCAAGTATGGTCCCATGACCGACAGAGGTTTCTCTGAAGCCCTGAAGAGATGGGGTGACCATCTGGGCATAGCCCGGAGCAAGATGCACGCCCACGCCTTCCGCCACTTCTTTGCCAAGCAGTATCTCAAGAAGAACAAGGATGTGACGCAGCTTGCCGAACTCCTTGGCCATAATAGCTTAGACACAACAATGATTTATTTACAGAAAAGTCATGACGAACAAAAAAGAGACTTTAATAGAAATGTTACGTGGTAACATAGCGAACGTTCATACAACTTGTGATTTATTCGAGGATGTGAGCATCTACGATGATACCGGCCATGTGGATTTATCCTTCTTTGAGGCAATGCTGAAGTTGCTCAATGAAGTGAAATATGCAGAGCTGTGTCTCACCCGAAAGCTAGCCTATCTGCTTGCTCCTGACTTCGCAGACGAAACCGATGGCAAGTCTTCCGGCAAGCAGGACGGGAAGAAGCTGTCAGCAGAGGAAGTCCTCAAACAATGTACGTTCAAGGACAATATACTCTATCTGCCCAATGTGCAGCTGAGCAAGAAGACCTATGCCGACGTAAAGCTCTGGATAGAGGAAGCCGGCGGCAAGTGGACGGGCGGTAAGGTGCAGGGCTTCAGCTTTGACTTCGATGCCACCCGAGTGGCAGGCATACTGATGGAGGGCAAGCGTTGCAATCTGGCCAAGGACTTCCAGTTCTTTGCCACGCCACCCGAGGTTGCCGACTGGCTGGTATCGCTGGCAGGCGATTTCAGTCCCGACTGTAAGGTTCTGGAGCCTAGTGCAGGAACAGGAGCCATCATCGATGCCATCCACAGGGTGCAGCCAGACGTGGTTGTAGATTGCTACGAGCTGATGCCGGAGAATAAGGAGAAGCTTTCCAAGCTGGATCATATCCGCCTGCTAGGCGACGACTTCACTCAGGCTGAGCACCCTTCGGAGTACGACCTGATAGTGGCCAACCCTCCCTTCTCGAAGAACCAGGACATCAGGCACGTGATGCAGATGTACCATGATCTCAAGCCAGGTGGAACCGTGGCAGCCATTACTTCCAGGCATTGGCAGCAGGCTTCGGAAAAGGTATGCAAGGATTTCCGCGCATTCCTGGAAGAAGTTTCCGCCCAGGTTTACGAGATAGAGGAAGGTGCCTTCAAGAAGAGTGGTACGGGCGTGGGAACTATCGCTATCGTGATTAATAAGAAATGAGTGAAAAATAGCCAAACATCACTCATATGTTTGTCCTTTGACGTAAAGCAAAGATTTCGTACCTTTGCAGCGTGAGAATTTTAACACAAAAAGAATTATGAGAAAAATTAAGAACAAACATCGCAGGCGCACGCATCTGCTTGTTAATGTTGTATTGAGAACGTCCTGGTTTCAGTACACCGGCCGTCAGATGGATCCGAACAAGACCGAGACAATGTGCTGGCTCGACTACAACCGCAGAGGCAGAATCCGCTGCTACAATGACAGGAAAAACAGCCGCGCCATCATCGTCTGGTTCAATGGCAGGTATTACTCTGCTCCTAATACGCAGGGTTTATATCTGGAGAGAATCAGCATGAACATGGCAGAGTACAAACGACTAAATTCACATTAAAATGAGTAACGAAAAAGATATCAAGACCGTATTAGACGGAGCAGTAGAAACTGCTAAAGAGATAATGACAACTGAGATATTCCATGCTCAGCTAGTAAAGAACACAGAGGCTATCAATAAGGAACGCGAGGAGTATGAGCATAAGCGCGCAGAACTTCAGCAGGACCTTGACGATCAGAAAACCTTCTGTTCGGTCTCTAACCGTAAGCTTCAGACGGAAAAGCTGGAATACAAGATACATGTTAACCGGCAACAGAAGATGTTTGAGCAGACTGAGTGCAACATCCGCGAAACCCTCAGCCAGGCGAACAAGGAATTCAATGAGAAGTATGCTAAACTGAAAAGCGAGCATTCTCTGAAAAACCTGCAACTTCAGAACGAGCGCCATAAGATTTTCGAGGCTTACCGCAATTCGGGGGGGGCAAATCTTGCCGAAGACTCTCAGCAGATGTACCCCGAAGGATGGAGCCGACCAAGGCCTAAAGATGGAGGAGTAGAATAATGGGACAGAAGAAAAAATATTCAGTTGGTATAGATAAAGTCTGCGAAGGTACCGATACAGAACTTCGTGGCGACATGAAGTCGTTCGGAGCCGTCCAGAAGGTTACCAAAGAGCTAGGCGAGTGGCAGGAACAGAACGGTAAGCGAGCCTTCTTTCTGATAACTGCCGACGTGAGTGCGGATGGCAATCTCAACCTGGCTGTCGGCGGCGCCGGCGATGATAAGATGCTCGCCATCATGATGCATGGAGCCATGAATGCCAACGAGGACCTGCAGAAGGCTCTGTACACGGCTTGCAAATTGCAGGATGAGATTGATATAGATATCAATAGTAACAAACAATTTAATTAAGCAGATTATGGAAAATCAGAATAAAAATGCTGCAGCTAAGGTTGCGGCCAACGTGGAGGAAGAAAGAAAGCACCCTATCTTTGAGGAGTGCGAAGTAATGAACGCTGGCAAGCCAGCACGCGAACATATGCTCAGCCTGAACGGCATGTATATCTCGGGCATTACCGATGAGCAGCTCAAGGAGATGCACGAGAAACTGGGTAAAATACTCTCAGGGAAATAGAAAATAGTTTTTCTAGTCTATCATGTAATAAAGTGACAAATAATTTAATTTAGTCAATTCTCTAACTAAGGATGGCTGCCCGTGAGGGTGGCCATTTTTTCTGGAGCATAAATTTGGTTTTTCAGAAAAAGTGGTGTATCTTTGCACCCGAGAATTAGTAACACATTAAAATATACAGCTTATGTTAGATACTTTCTTTGGCTTCGTGCAGTTCGTGTCGTTCGTGATTGCGCTTGTTCTTGGACCGTTTGTTGTCGGCTCGAGGATGTTTGCAAAATGGCTTGTTTATCTGACTTTATGTACCATATTTACTCCTTTGTTTGGAATACTTATATACGTAAAGTTCTTCAGGTACTAGTCCTTTGCCATATACTCGCCTGTTATTATATTTGCATTGCTAATTAGTAATGTATAAAGAATATGGTAACAGACAGTCTTGTTAAAAAGAAATTTGTTCACGAGACTCTTCAGGAAGGTATCCTGAAGATATACTCCACACAGGAGAACGTGGTGCGCAGCAACTTCCAGCGCCGTACCGGAAGACTTCTCACCACGCTTTCCGCACACTCGTTCGACAGCCAGATTTCGGGCGAGAACCGCACCATCTTCGTGCGAATCCTTCCTTATCTCCGTTTCCTCGATATGCAATACCGCCAGCGCAACGACCGCATCAGCAAGTTCAAGCGCAGGAACCTTGCACTCTACAACCGTGTGGTATGGGGCGTGCTCTATCACGAGACGTTCCCTAAGCTCCGTTATGGCTTCACGGATGAGATACGCCAAGGCATCCGTCAGGAACTGGAAAAGTCACTCAACCCTCAAAAATCATAAGTTATGGCAAGTAAACATTTAACGGAAGACGAAATTCGCTACACCGTCGATGTGAAGGCGGCAGCAGCCCAAAAGGAAATATACCGGCTGGAGCAGCAGAGCAAGAAGCTGCGCTCCGAGAACAAGGCACGACTCAGCCAGATGATTCAGCTGGAGGCAGCTGGCAAAAAAGAGACTGATACCTACAAGAACCTCAAGAAGCAATATACCGAGACTGGTAAGGAAATTCGCAACCTTACCTCTCAGATAGGCGAGCAGACCAGTAAACTCAATGTGCTTGATATGACTATGAGTCAATTGAAGAAGCAGCAGAAAAGTTTGCAGAAGGAATTTGAAAACACCTCAAAAACGCTCAACCCAAAACTTTATGATATATTGGAGCAAAAGTTGCAAGAGGTAAGCAGTAGAATGGCTGAATTGAAACAGAACGCTAAAAGTTTTGGTGAACTTGCGGCTAGCGACCAAGCTAACGGAATGCTATATGGTAACATGATGACCAAGGCAGCAGAACTCTTTGGTAGTTACGCACAAGGTTTCAAAGATTCCGTCAAAGAACTTATTGATGGTGGCTTGGAGATGGCAGAAACCGCCGATGGTGTGACCAAGGCTTTCAAGGATATGGATCAGCCTGACCTCTTGGAGAATCTTCGCAAGGCAACCAAGAACACAGTCAACGATGTGCAGTTGATGACCGCAGCCGTGCAAGCCAAAGACTTCCGCATACCACTCGAAGACCTCGGTAAGTACTTGCAGTTTGCCCAACTGAAGGCACAACAGACAGGCCAGTCGGTTGACTACATGACCAACAGCATCGTGACCGGTCTTGGCCGCAAGTCTCCGATGATTCTTGATAACCTGGGTATCTCTGCAGCAGAAATCTCAGAGAAGACCAAGGAGACGGGCGACTTCATGAAGGCTGTGGCAGAGATTGTAGATACCCAGCTTGCCGAGGCAGGAGAGACCTATATCAGCGCAGCCGACCGGGCAGCCCAGAAGACGGTAGAACTGCAGAACGCACAGAAGGCGCTGGGAGACGAAATCCTTCCCCTCAAGGAACAGTGGGATGATGCCTATGCAGATATGCAGCTGAACACCATCAGTCTCATCTCCTGGTGCGTGAAGCATCAGGGCGTGGTGAAGACGCTCGGCATTCTGCTCACAGCCTTCACGGTTGTAGCGATTGCCACCAGCAACGCCATCAAGACGAATATCGTTGTAACCAAGGGTGCTGCCGCAGCACAGCAGGCATGGAACGTAATCTGTGCTACCGGAACCGGACTTCTGAAACTGCTGCAGGCGGGCTTCCTCCTGCTTACAGGTAGGGTTACCCAGGCTAAGGCAGCATGGGTATCGATGAACGCCACCATGAAGGCAAGCGTCTTCGGGCTGATTGCTGCAGGAGTAGCTCTCCTCGCCATGAAGCTCTGGGATATGAAGAAGGCAACCGATGCGTCGGCGTTGGCGCAGAAGGCACTCAACAATATCAGGACAGAGGCGCAAAAGCAGGTGGTGGAGGAAAAACTGAAACTGGAGAACCTGATAAAGGTGGCGAAGGACGAGAAACTCTCCATGGACGAAAGATACAAGGCCGTGGACGCTCTCAACAAGATAGTCCCTCAATATAATGCTACCATCGACAAGACTACAAAGAAGTTCAAGGCATCGGATAAGGCTCTGAAGGCTTACATCAACAATCTTGTGAAACTCTATGAGGTACAGGGCGCTAAGAAGCAGATACAGGGTCTTGCTGAGCAACGGGCCGAACTGGAGGTTAAACTTGCCGGCGCAAAGAAGAACCTTGCCGGCGCAAAATCAGCACAAGGTCAAGGTGTTTCTTATACCACATCCTGGGGCGCGGTAGGTAACACCCAGAGCGATGCCGTCGGTCACTTCCAGTCGCAGGTCAATTCGATATCGAATAGCATCAAACAGCTCGATACGCAGATTCATACCATTACAGGCGCCTTCGGAAAGGGAATCATGAATCAGGCCGTGAAGGAGTCGCCAGATCCGGAAGTTCCGGACAGCGGCATCGGAGGTGGTGGCGGAAAAGGTGGTGGCGGTCATACCGGAACCGTAAATACTACTACCACCACGCAGCCTAATCCTGACGATATCGCATCGAATAGATTTTCTGAAAACCGACAGACAGATATCGATGCAGCCAACCAGGACTATCAGCAGGACGTGAACAACTGGAACATGGCTCTCGCCCGGAAGCAGGTATCTCAAGAGAAGTACGATCTCGCCATGCAGGCTCTGAAGACTCAGCATACCGCCAACATCCTCGCCATCGAAACCTCGTATAGCGAGCAGTCGCAGAACATCGAAATCAAGGATGGCGCCAAGAAGAAATCACTCCAGGATAAACAGCAGGCAAACCTCCGGGCTGCAGAACAGGCTCATTTCGAGCAGCAGGTGATAGTAGAACAGGCTTATCAGGACGCCCTGGCAAAGGTGATGGAGCAAGGCGAGACGCAGCAGGAACTGACCCTGGAACAGCAACGCGACCAGAAACTGGAAGTACTGAAGGGATATTATCAGGCTGCGCTCAATATGGCCAAGCAGAACGGGGAAGATACTACCCAGCTGGAGAAGGCATATAAAGATATCCAGATTCAGATAGAGAAGGAGTATATTACGAAACAAAAAGAACTGCTTGACGAACAGGATGAAAAGAAGAAACAGGCTAGGCAGGCTCTCGGTTTCGACCAGCAGAGCGAATACGACCGGCAACTGCAGCAACTGAAGCAGGCACTCGACAACCAGTATATTACACAGCAGGAATACGAGCAGAAGGTACAGGAGTTGAAGAAAGGGTCCTTCATGAAGCAGGCTCAGTACTATACAAACCTCTTCAGTAACGCCGTGACTTCGCTGCAGAATGCCGAGATGGCGAATGTAGACGCCAAGTATGACGCAGAGATCAAGGCTGCCGAGGGTAATACGGCACTCCAGGAGAAACTGGAGAAGAAAAAAGCCAACGAGAAACTGAAGATACAGAAAAAGTATGCTGACGTAAACTTCGCCATGCAGGTAGCTCAGATTATCTCTAATACTGCAGTATCTATCATGAAGGCATACAGCGAGATGGGTCCAATCGCCGGAAGTGTTGCTGCAGCCCTGATGGGTGTGACCGGTGCTGCTCAGTTGGTTGTGGCAAATGCCGAGCGACAGAAGGTGAAGCGTATGACCCTCAACGGATCAGCTAGTGGATCCTCTTCTGTAGGTTCCCGTGTGGCAAGCGGACGAGAGAGTGGTGGACGTATCGATGTAGAGCGCGAACAGGATGGAAAACACTTCAACGCCGAGTATGCACCAGGTAAGCGCGGGTACGTAGATCATCCTACCGTCATCGTAGGTGAGGGGCCTAGAGGCAGGAGTAAGGAGTGGGTGGCATCGAATGCAGCCTTGGAAAACCCTACCATCGCTCCGCTCATCAACCTGATGGATGCAGCCCAGCGTGCCGGACAGATAAGAACCTTCGATATGAGCAAGTATCTGATGGCCATGCAGGGCAGGGCGCTGGGTGGAAGCATCGCCCGCCAGTCTGCCCGGACCAGCCAAATTGCTCCTGGAGGGGCAGATTTTTACGTCGGGACGCAGGAATCTGCGCATCGCGATGCAGGAAATGCTACGTCGGGACGCAATAATGACGAGCTCCTGGAACTGCTCAGAGAGCTCAAGAGAGACGGAATCCGCTCGTTTGTATCACTCTCGGATCTGGACGCAAAACAGGAACTGCGAAACCAGGCGAGAAAATTTGCTAAAAAATAAAATCTTCTGAACATGAAAATAACAAATCTGGATAAAGGAAAGGCCTACCAGCTTGGTGAAGACGCCAAGCTGGAGGTAGAACGTACCAACCCGTTCTTCAACGATTACGGGGAAACGACCTCCCCGCTGGATATTCCGGCAAGCGATTACAACCGCATGATACTGAACTACCCCGATACCTTCGGAATGAGAGACAAGATGGTGGCTACGAACGTAAGCATCGAAGACGGCGAGTATTTCGCCCAATGCCGGCAGATTGTTCTCTCGGCACAGCACAAGGGAAATATCTCTTCTTCCTTCTATATCAACGACGGATCCTTCTACTCGAAGATACAGAACATAAAGTTGAAGAGTATCTTCAAGGACGAGATGATACCGGGGTGCACGACCGTAGACGAGTGTATCGAGTTCTGCAAATCTCTCGTAGGTGGCAAAAACGAGAACTATGATATCTTCCCGGTTCTGCTTACTGATGACTCGGGTAGAGATACCGAGTACAACTACAAAATGCTGAACTGGGGATGGAATGCAGGTGTTATGCGTACTGCCAGCTACTGGAGATATAAGGAAGGAGGCGGTTACGAATACGTAACAGCTCACGAGATGCGTACCTGGTCTCTGGGCGTTGACTCGCCGTATTTTGCGGGTGAATGGATGCTTACTGATCATGTAAACGAAATACCGATATCTCTGACGAAGGGATATTATATATCTCCTTTTATCCGTGCCAATTATTTGCTGAAGCGGATTTTCAAGCATTTCGGGTATGACCTCAAGGAGAATTTCTTCACCAAGACGGCTCCATTTAATAAGATGGTTGTCTTGAACAACGTGATAGACGTGCTAGTGAATGGACATATCCGTGTCGAAGATCTTCTGCCAGACGTGTCAGTATCTGATTTCCTCTCAGTTTTTCGGAAAAAGTTCCTCTGCGAGTTCGTATCAGATGAAGGAACTCATACTGCAGATATCATCTTCCTGAAAGATGCGATAGACAGTAAGCCGGTTGCGGATCTTACCCGCCAGATGACTGAAGAACCTACCTTATCTTATAAGGCTGCATCCGATTATAAACGTGTGGTACTGCGCCCGAAGTATCAGGCGGATAGCGATACAGAGGATAGTTACGATGATATTAAGGATATGGTATCGAAAAATTCTGGCGCCTACTTTGATAGCGCAGACGGTTGCTTTTATAAGAAAGGTTATTCCGGAAACTACAGCGTGAAAGTAAAAATAGGTGGCTGTTCTCAGAGCTACGATTCTGGAGATGATGATATTGATACTCAAGATGTAGAAATACCAGAGATGATACCGGAGGTTCGTACGCTCAAGTATAGGGAAATCTTAGACGGGGAGACCGTGGAAAGAGACATGGACAGGCAACTGTATATCGGCGATTACGCTACGCTGAATTCATCGATGAAAGTTGCAACGGAAGACGGAGAAGAGGTAAGTGAATCGACTCCTACGTTGCCCGTCATGCTCGCCTTCCCTTACGTATCTTCAGATGGTATAGCTTGCGGAACCGTGACAGCATATGATACGCATCTATATTCAAATGTCGGGTTCGGCTCGCATCGTCAGGGAGAGCAGACGCCAAGGAAGATATTCGATTATTCCCTGGTGTATAATGGTGAGGATGGTATCTATGAAAAGTTCTACCGACAGTATGATCTCCTGCTCAGGAATTCACTCCAGGAACTCAAGGTAAAACTGCTCCTCTCCCAGTCGCAGAAGCAGAACCTTCCTTCTTATGCGAAGGTTGTGATTAGAGGCGTAAGTTTCTTCTTCAACAAGCTGAAGTTCACCCTCGGAGGAAAGAGCGAACCAACCGAAAGCGAACTCAGAACCATCGCGCTCACTACACCTGTTAACGAGGCAGAGAGCCTGGAAGATATGATGCCGGCAATGACCTGCAAGTACCAGTGGCTTGGATTCGAAGAGACGGTAGAGGTTTCAGAGAATGACTATAAAAAATCAGGTAACGACCAGGACCGTACCTTCAAGATCATTTATCCTCCTCTCCCTTCAGCCGAGTATGTTGGCCAGAAGTATGGACTGCAGAAATCATACGTAAGTCAGAAGACCCGACACGCAACGATGTTCCGTCACAGCAAATGGGTATACCATTGTACGACCGTCTGGCTGGAATGCATACCGATTTCGTAGGATATTGTCCTTTGTTATCTCCCTGTATTATCTTAACTTTGCAATATAATCAAAGCAATTTTAAGATGATACAGGTTTTATTATATCCAGATGCTCTGAGCATGGTAGGCTCCATGAATGCCTTTGAGATATTCAGTACCTCGAAGGCTGATGTGGTTTTCGCTCTACGCTATAAAAGCTCAAGCGCAAACATCGTTCAGCACACTTATACGCCGAACGATAAGAACCGGATTACGTTATCCGTCAAGGATATCATCCTTCCTCTTCTCAGCTTTGAGGTAAAGGACAGTAGTGAACCTTATGCTCAGCCGAACATCATGAAATCCTTTGTGGCGACACTTTACGAGGTTGGCAGCGAAGGCAGCAAGAAGGAATTCACCTTCTCCGTGATACGTGCCGGTGTGGACAGACTCTCTGATTCGGCTACCAATTTTCTGAAAAACAATTTCCTCACCTGGCAGCCGCAGGTGAAGGCCGTAACCTATTATTCTCCGGAATTCCTTACCTATTACGCAACTGCCACCAGCGTGATGAAGTGCAAGGCATACATGTGGAATGGGACCGCCTACGAAGAGAAGGAAGTGGTACTGATGAACCATATGAATGCCGGAACCGTTTATACCGTGCCGGTACAATACGCCATTATCGCCAAGAAGATAGGCGGTTCTATCCAGCCATCTTATTACGATATCTGGGTAGAACAGGACGGGAAGCGGGTTACCTACGTACAACGCTACTATGCCAGCGACATGAAGAGCGAAGAAGAAGAGTGGTTCCTCTTCGAGAATTCGCTAGGAGGTGTAGACTGTTTCCGCGCTTACGGCAACAGCGAAAATACTGCAGAACATACCCACAATGTCGCAGAAATAGAGGAAGATTCAGAGGAATATCGCGTAGATACCACCCGCAAATTTAAGAAGAACACCGGTTTTCTGGACAAGAAGGAGCGCCTGTGGATGCTCGATTTCTTCCCGTCTCTGGGCAAGTATGTATACCATGGCAATTCTCTTCGTAAGATAACCGTTACCGAGAGCGATGTGAACTACGAGGCGAAGGAACTGCCTTCGAACTATACCTTCACCTACAAATATTCAGATGCCCGTCCGTACCTGAACCTCACGAGGTCCGATGCCAGCGATTTCAAACAGATGGATATCCATCTACCCGAAATCGGAAATTTTACTATCGCCCCTCGCTTAGTTGAGTTCCCACGTCAGCTGCTGAGTGGAGGGGTGCTCTTCCCTGTTCAGGAGCCCTATTCGGAAACATGGGGTGTTACTACTGCAGACGCTCTCTTTAACTACTTTGCAAGTACTCTGACCGACCGATATAGTGGTGGAGGAGGTATTGGCCATCAACACTTCAATATCGAAGTGCTGAACGGACTTTCTTATGATTACGGTTATATCCTGTACCAGGGCGACAGAATAAAGGCAGGTATGGCAGACGACTGCACTCCTGGAGGCGCGCTCGAGAAGAAGATGCTGCGCAAGGATATAGACGATACGGCTAAAGGTAAGATTACCTTCGAGGATGTGATATCTCTGCTGAAAGGGTTGAAGCTTGGAGATGGAAAGAGCCAGATAACTGGCGAGGGATTGGCGAAACTCTATGCCTTCATGACATACAATTTCGTTTCCGGAGCTTATGGCTCTGGCGCAAGTATCGATAATAATGGTAATGCAGAAATGAACAGCCTGTTCGTCCGTCAGTTCATCTCTGCGCCTAAGTTCGTCTTCAACGAAATCTCTGTAACCAAAGCAGAACAATGGAACACCAACGGCTATGGAACCATCGAGAGTGTAGATACCAAGAAACACATCATCTCTCTTCATCTGGAGGGAAACGATTACGGATCTCTGCAGGTGGGAGATATCTGCCGCGGTATCTATGCCGATATAGATAACGCCCATGGTTCAGATAAAAATACCGAAGGCGCGTTGGATGATTGCAACTTCGTTCTGCATAAAGGTTTCTTCACTACTTACTTTTATGTAAAGAAAATCCTCACTAGCGAGAAGGGTAAGTTCGTATTCGAATATGGTAAACGTTCGGAGGCAACTCCGGATCCTTGCGCCTATATGGATTTTGCCCAGTATGGTAGCTTTACCGATGATAAGCGCCAGAGTAGCATGTATTTCTCTTCGAGGGGAAACAGCTATATCGAGGTGTTGGATGGTGTATGCAACTGGGAAGTGCTGCCGCAGAATCGTGTGGCGAGATACGGATGGCTTAGTGGCCTGGCTTTGACTAAAAGGGATGGCAGTATCGTGCGTCCGGAGGGTAATGGTATCTACGTACAGGATAATATCTACTTCGGTGGCAACATCAACTACCTGCAAGGTCTTTCCGGACTGGACGACCTGAAGAACGAGGCGAAGGCTTATGATGTGAGTCTCTCGCAGTATCAGAGTGTCGTCACGGTAGATGATATGGGTAATGTCATTAATGGTCTCTATACTCAGGACGAGGGCAAGGCTACCAAGCAGTACCGCATCTCTACGGCAGTCTTCGTGCGTAAGGGTATGGATATTCTGCTCGAAGAAGATGCGAATAGCGAGGACGTGACAGAAGGCCATTATCGCTTGTATGTAGTAAGCGAGGACTGCGACGTAGAGGTGAAGAACTCTACCGTTTTCATCAAGGGTATCATGAATATCAAGGATGGTGTTGCCGGAACTGCGGATGATACCAATTTCGATTACGCAGCTATGCGTAAAATGTCGGATGCGATGGTGACCATCGTCGTAGAACTGGAGGGAAAGACCTCGAAAACGGTGCAGATGCCTATCCGTATCCAGCATGACAGCCTTCCATTCATGGTTTGCGATCTGAGCAACGAGAGTGCATCGGTAGCCTGGAATACCAGAGCTGGCAAGTATATCGGTTTCCCTATTAAGACCAAGGTATCACTTATGTATCATAACGAGCCATGGGCGATTTCGTCACTCAATATCTCTAAAGTGGCAGGCTTGAAGACTTCAATGAGTATTGACGGTAAGGCGAAAGTAATCACCATTGACGTAGATAATCTTACTGCTGATACGCTCGACCAGGTTACGAAACTGGACATCACGGTTGTGGGCAAATATGCCGGAGCCAGCTACGAGTATACCCGAGAGCTTACCATCTTGAAGTCGTCAGATACGGTAGTCTACGAGCTGATACCATCTGCCGATAGCGTGATTATAGACAATCAGGGCAATATGAGCGCAAAAAGTATCTCATGCGATATATGGGCAACATCATCCGACGACAAGAGATATAAGCTGACAGAATTACCGACAGGGTATCATCTGAAGCATGGAACTGCAGATACTCCTGATACCGACATGGAAATAGGCGCAGAGGTATCTGTGCAGAGTAATGCCCGCCAGGTGGTGTTCGCTTTATACGATGCTTCCGGTAATGTATTGGATAAGGAAAGCGTTCCGGTACTCACCTGTGGAGCGGATGGCGATGGATATGAGTATATCTATTATCTCTCTGACCAGTCTGATTCGAGTTTCATTACACGGCCTTACCGTCAGCAGGGCGCCTTGCAGCCTAAGGGATGGCAGGATGATCCGATGGAGCCGACTCGGGAGAAGCAGTATGTATATGTGGCATACAAGACGGGAGAGATAGGAGCGGATGGCAGTTTCTCTGAACCTAAGCTCTTCAATCGTTACCCGAAGAGCATTTCACGTATCGAAACCTGGTATTATGCTGCAGGTAGTTCTGATATAAACGAGAGTCCGACATTATTCAGAGAACATGGCAGTAAAGACTTCAGCCAAATTACCTTTGACGATGTTACTCCGTGGCTGTGGATAATGAAAATCACATGGTTTACGGATGGGGACGAAGTTATAAACTTTTCGTGTGGAGGTTATAAAGCTAAGGATGGTAAGGATGGTGAGAATGGTAAGGATGGTAAGGATGGCGTTGGTCTCATCGTAGGCTATCAGTCTTCAGCTTCAGAACCATCAGTTCTTCCTGTCTTAAAAACGCTTGCCGAATATGATAAAGCGCAGGATAATATTGGCCACGGCTGGACGAAGAAGGCTCCTGCTACGGGAGGCAAGAGCATCGTGCTGGGTGGTAAGATTACAACAGATGAGATTATCGACCGGTACAACAGCAGTACTAACGCATGGGGAACAGAAGAAAGCGAAATTCTGTTAGATGGCATCAAGCAGAAGAAAACTTTCTATAAGACTCCTTCCGCTCTTGGTAACAACGGCAAGTGCATACGTCGTATTAAGGTTGTTAACCATTTCCGGGATAGCTATCTCAGAGTAATGCTGAAGTCTTACTCTGAAACCAACTTGGACCTGGTATGTATCTCTCGTCTCTATCTGCCGTCTGAGGTTATCAACAGCGAGGGCAGGCAGATAAAGGAAGATAGCGAATATATCAACAGATCGGAGCATACCTATGCAGTAAGCGGCAATGGTCAGAGTTATGTTGCTGAATTATCCATGCCTGATGCAGGAGAATATTATTTCTTCATCGGATATTTCAAAGACGGCGGCACAGACAGCTACGGCGACTATGGTCTCTTTGCCTGGCAATCGATGATAGCTCTTACTGAGAGTTTGTGGCGTACCGACGGAACCGTAGATGCTGCAGGCAACATAACCTGGAGCAAGGCGATGCCGATGCAGGCTGAAGCTATCGTCATGGAGCGCGCCTATATCGCTACCACTAACGATACGGTGGCGCCATCTAAGCCTTACCGTACAAATGGTATCCTACAGGGAGGATGGACGGCAAAACGGCTGGCTGTATCGTCTGCGAACCGGTTCATTTGGGAGTCTGTTCGTACAGGAAAACATGGTACTGACTCTGTTCGGGACGATTGGAGCCAGCCTGTTGTGGTAGCCAACTTTGCCGAAGCCGGAAAGATGGGTAAGAACGGTTGTATCGTCCGGAATTCCGAAGGATGGAAGAGCGGGGCAACGTATCATAATGATTCTGCCCTGACCCTGGAACAGAAGTATATCGACCTGATTTACATCGAGGATAGTAATGCTAATGATGGCTGGTCTGTCTACCAATGTAATGTCACGCATACGGCTACTGGCAGTTCCTTCGACCCTTCGGCAGTTGACTCTAACAACAATAAGTTATGGGCGAAACTGAGTGATGCCGGTCCGATGTATTGTCCTCTTATCGTGGGAAAGAATGCGGTTCTGAAGTTCGCCCAGGGCCAACAGTTCAACCTGATGGAGGGTAACAATATCTTCGGCTCGTTCCGATGGGTGAAGAATGATGCGGATTATGCGTTCTGGATAGGCGGTACTGAAGGCAGCAAGGCTACTACTTCTATAACTAGAGGTGGTAAGCTGACAGCAAAGGATGCCGTGATTACAGGAACGATTTATGCAACTTCAGGAACTATTGGAGGTCTGAATATTACAGAATCTGGGCTTAGTATTGGTACTTATTATCAGAATGTTCTATATATGGGTACGGTACTGGAACAATCATCGTTCTGGAATGGATACTATAATAATGGGTATGGAGAGGTATGCGTCGGTAAGGCTGCGTTACTAAATCCTCTTACCAATTATTGGCAAACGACATGTGATATGTATGGAGATCGTGCATCTGGCCAGACAGGATCTTCTAATGTCGCTAATGCAACGATGATAGTTCGCAAACTTAGTAACGGATTGAACCTGAACAGCTCTGTTAGCGCAAGAAATCCAGTGAATAATCCTGCTTACGCAGCTTTACATGTTGATACAGACGAAGGCATCGGCATACGTAGCATTGGCGGTAATCTTCTGGGATGTATCGCGCAGAATGTGATTCGAACTGGTTCTGTGACGCAGAAAGAACAGACTGCTATTGATAACAATAGAGTTGGTATCCTGGTTATGGTTAACAGCAGCGAGGTGGACGTAAAACTTCCGAAGACTCCTATGGTGGGTCAGATGCTGATAGTCGTACAGGGTAATAGCAGGATATATTTCGACCCTGTTGTTTCAGGCAGAAGACTGTATTGCTGCGGCAAGATACATACAACATCAGATAAGTTTTATTCTGATGATGTCGGGCAGTTTAATATTCTGGTCTGGGATGGATATAATTGGCAGTTGCAGTATATATATCATTAACAAAACATAAAAATATGAAGATAAATCTGGAAAGAGTAGAGGTCTTTACTGACCTCAGTAAGACACAATGCGCAGTAATGGATATGCGCAAGGAGATAGCTAACGTCATCTATGAGCGCGGGCAGGGATTAGCCTGCTCCGTGCTCGCCCATAAACTCTACGAAACGCAGGGCGAGGTGGAGATTGACGATAGCGAGAAGGAAATCATAAGTCGTGTAGCCGAGCAACTGCTTACCCCGGCTGCAGGCGAAGGAGTTATGAAGCAGATAAAACCAGAATAGTATTATGGCAGCAGTAAACATCAACGACGTAGCCAGCCAGCTGAATACGGCGTCTCGCCTAGTGGTGAGTACCGACTTCTTCTGGATCTACATGGCTAACGGCTCGCAGGTTAAGATACCTGCCGAGTTCGCAAGGGCTTATCTGATCGCAGGTATTAAGCCAGCAATCAACGGCAACGGCCATTGGGAGATAGGTGGCGAAGATCTCGGTGTAGTAGCCGAGGGAAAGACCCCTCAGTTTCGTGGCGGCACGATGGGTATCGAGGTGAGCTATGATAATGGCAAAACGTGGTCTCAGGTAGTAGCCTATACCGATATAGACCCAGACCTGGAAGCTCTTGCCGCGGCTTATACCAAGGTAACGCAGGGCGAAGCTGACCGAGTGAAGGCTGAAAGTACTCGTAATAGCAACGAAGCCGCACGTCAGAACGCCGAAACTACTCGCAATAATAACGAGACGGCACGCAAGACGGCAGAAACCAAGCGGCAGCAGGACACATCCGCCGCCATTACCAACTCAAAGACGCAGACCGACCTCGCTAAGGAAATGAACGATCATCCACCCAAAATGGGAAGCAACGGAAACTGGTGGCAATGGGACCTCTCCAAGCATGAATATGTCGATACGGGTGTCATTGCTCGAGGCGGCGCTATGTATCCGTCATTCCGCCAGCATCGTAACAAGTTACTTATGATTGATTACGGAAGCCATGTCGCAGAACATGTTGTCAAGCGTAGAAACAAGTTAGTCATTAAAGTTTAATAAATATATGGCAGATAATACAAATATCATTGTTGTTGGTAATGTCGCCTTCACCGATCAAGGTACCTGGAAGTCGGACTACTCATATGAAGAGGATGGACAGACTGTTAGGGGCTACGATGAAGGGGATATAGTTCATACATCTACAGGAGTCTATGCGTCACTGGAGGATGGTAACACAACAACTCCTTCGGATACAAACACCAAATGGCGCAGATGGCTCGATAAGACACCAACCATCAAGGCACAGAGTGCAGCCGACGATGCCAACAAGGCAGCAAATCTCGCTCAGAGTGCAGCCAATACTGCACAAGAGCAGGCTACAGCTGCAGCAGCACAAGCAGCTCTAGCTGAGACAAAGGCTACTGAGGCAGATGCTGCCGCCAAACGAGCCGATGCCAAGATTGCACAAATGGATGGATTGGCAGGTCAGATAGCCACAGGCTTCATCGCACCATCGCGTATGAACCTGACCTATCTCCCGGAGATAAGCCTACGCAACAAGGTGGCACAGCGCATCACAGCCCAACTCATACCGAGCTACCTCCCTCAGAGCGTGCTCTTCCAGCGTGCCGAGGGCGACTCGCTGGTGGCAGACCCAAGCGGCAACCTTATCGTCAAGGGCGAGGGCACGACCAAGTTCTGGGTCATCCCCACAGCCAACACACCGCTTTGGCAAGAGGTGAGCATCACTATACACCAGCCACGCCTTCGCCTGTCGGCATCGGGAAAGCTACGCAAGGTGGGCTCATCATTACGCATCATTTAAATCACATTGTTTAATCAATTAAATACAGTTTAATTATGGCATTAACATCAGAAGAAGAGGCTAAGGTCAAGGCTATCATCGCAGCCTTCGACGGGGCGCAGCAGGTGGCAGACCTCCCTGCTGCCGACACTTCCTCGACAGACAAACAGATTGAGGTCTACGATAGAAAGACGGGCACGGCACAGCAGATGTCGCTCAAAGACGCTGTAGATATGGGACAGAATCTTTGGTGCGGGCGTGTCTGGAATCTAGACAACGCAACCCCTCAGGCAGCAACCTATGTGGGATCGCTTGAGCTCTTGAGAGAGCTGCCAATTCAGCTTGGTCTCGGTTGCTACCTGGTCAAGAATGACCATAGCCGCCGAAAACTCGACTCCAAAGATCATCACAAATATGCCACAGGAGAGGCTGCAAAGTTAGACGGATCAGAGGGACATTACCAGTGGGGATGGAACCGTAAGTTCTATCTGGTATTCAAGACCGTAGGCCGCTTGTTCTATATGAAGGTTGGACTTACTCCAATCAAAGGTGAATATAACTACACAATCCCTATCGGATCACGTTCTGCCTCTGGCCATGCCACTTTAGAGCGCAGCACAGGTCGCCTCGTTAGCTTCCTTAATACAGGCGCAGACTACAGAGGTGGCAATAACGATGCCACCCTCGACAACACCAACCGCTCGTTCCTCGGCAAGCCAGCCTGCAACCAAAACACAGAGTACTGGCGAGCTGCGGCCAGAAAGAACGGCACGGGGTGGCTCTGTTCCTCGATGCGCCACTTCGCCGTGACCGCTGCGCTCTTCGGGGTTATCTTCGGCACCCACTACGCACAGGCGGCAGTCAACACAAAGCGAGATGCAAACGGACTCTATCAGGGTGGTCTTGGTCCTGGCGTGACACAAAAAGACTGGAGTGCGTGGAATAGCTACAACGGCTGCC